CAATTTTGGAACCAGTTCTAACCGGTTATTTTTTCCATATTTTCCGTAGGTTTCCTTCTACTTATTTAATTTTATTAAACTTCTTTTCCTTTTCCACTACTTATTTTGTTTTACTCTACGGATCACCGCGGCAATTTTTACGCGCGTTTCCACTACCTATTTTGTTTTATACTACGGTTTTACGCTTGGTTAATTAGCCTATTTTTAAGCCCGTAGCAAAGCGATCTTTTTTTATTAGTGGTAATCTATACGGTAAAATTTAAACGCCTTAAACGGGCTAAAATAAGCCCGTTAATTACGCGCCATAAACTACACGAACGCTAATTTTTACGTCGTGGAATTCTATATACCAAACCGAACTAGGGTAAAGCTTTCTAGCTAATTCTAATTTATCCGGCGTGTTATCAATATTTGCACGGAATACAGAAAACGCCCGATTTTCGAGCGCTTTAATTGAATGAATACTAAAATAGGGCTTTCTCATTTGTCTATTTTGTTTAAGTTGTACGCTACACAATCTAAACCGTATTCGATCGAATAACCTATTTTAAATAGCTCGTTTTCAAGTCGTATCAAGTTCGTGTACGTTTGTTCCTTTGCCATGTAACGCGCTAAAATAGCCCGCAAATTAGCGGGCCAAAGTTCTGGATTTTCGAATAAATCATTCATGGTTTTAAATATTGTTTTTTGTGCAAAAGTTATCAAAATAGGCGTTTTCGTTCGCCTGTATATGCGCAAAGGTTTGGTTAGCTTCCTTTCTATCTTTGTAGGCTTTTGATCCTTCGCTGTAGGCTTTACCGTCAAAATAAATAGTTTCGCCCTTGTTTATTGTTTTGCCCGTTCCAGCGCATACGCTGGTAAATTTAGCGGTTATAAATCTACCCATTTGTTTAGTGTTTTTTATTAGTGAATGATTAAACCTATTTTGTGGTTTGGTGTGTGCCATTTTGTAGCTAAAATGTCTAGATAGGACGCGTCCGAATATCCGGCCTTTTGCATTTCTTCGCTAGAATAGAAAATTTTACTATGACGTTCGGTTTCGGTGTTAATTAGTTCGTCCTTAGTTGATCCGAGCGAGTAAATTAAATCCATATTTTCGGGCAATTGTATACCACGGATAAACGAATGCGATTTAGTGTAAGCGTAAAAACGGACGGACGGATTAAGTCGCGCAATTTCTAGCCATTTAGCGAAGTACGCCGGTGAGTAAAAATCGCCGGAATCATGAATTCGTACATAGGTTTGTTTGTCATTTTTTACCTTTGCTAGTTCGTCCGTAATTGTTTGTACAAAATTTTCTTCTTTGCTAGCCTCATATCTTTTTGTCAAGGCGCGTTCCACGTTACCAAAGCGATACATTCCGCGTTTAGCATAGCAAAGCTTTAAACAGCTTCCAGCGAAGGGACAAGTAATTTTACCGCTTTTTTTATCATTACCGGCAGGGATCGAAAAATTAAATATCCGTACGCCGAACTCTTTGGCTGTTTTCTGTAGCTTGCTGTTACCGGTTCCAAGTAAATTTTGAGCTTTCATGTCTGTTTGTTTTAGTGTTGTGTGTGTTTATTTAAGTAGTGTTAACCCTAGCAAGTATCCTAAAAATAAAATAGGACTAAATGCGATTATAGTATAAATGATTTGTACCAGTACTTTTTTTGCCTTTCTCATTTTAGTAGTTTTCAGTTAGGTAAAATGCATTTTCTAACTGCATACCGTAAATAACTCCCAGGATTAAAATTACAGCCATAATGCCGAACGCGATAAAATTAGCTTTTCTGTTTTCGTTTACTGTAGTTGAATTTTTCATGATCTTTTTTTGTTTGTGTGTGTGTTATTGTTTATCAAATATACAAAGGTTTGTAAGATATACAATACTTTGTACTAATTATTTTTAATTTTTTTTTATTTATTTTCAATTACCTTTGAACTGAATATTCAGATTATTTCAGTTTTACAAATATTTGTACGAACATGGGGAAAAATGGAGGTGCAAGGTTAGGTGCCGGTAGAAAACCAAAAATTGAGGAAATAAAGATAATTGAACAAATGGACGCGATTTGCGTACCGGATAAAATTTGGGAAGCCTTGCTAATGAAATGCGCGCAAGGTGACACGAACGCGTTAAAACTTTGGCTTTCTTACCGGTTTGGTTTACCTAAACAGCAAATTGACGTAACGAGTAACGGCGAAAAAATAGCGCCTCCGATCCAATGGATAGGCAAAAGAGTTACGATTGAATCCGCAAAGATTATTCAAGACGACGACGAACAAAACGAAATAGAAACAAACCAGCCGCAATGGGACGAACTGCAAAAGCAAGTAAAAAGCGATTATCAAAACTTGCTAGAACAGGACAAAGAGAACAAACAATTCGATATTTGGCTATGATCAACTTATTGGAGGATTATAAACCGTTATTTTATGAAACGCCGGATACAAGGTATTATCTTATCACCGGCGGACGTGGTTCTGGTAAATCTTGGACGTTGGCTTTATTTCTGTTAAATCTAACTTATCAAAAAGGCCATGTTATTTTATTCACGCGTTATACTTTGGTATCCGCATTCATTTCGATTATCCCTGAATTTTTAGACAAAATAGAAATAATGGGAAAAGTAAATGACTTTGAGATTACCCAATCCGAAATCATCAATAAGTTAACAGGATCAAAGATTCTATTTCGCGGCATTAAAACGAGTTCAGGCGTGAACACTGCAAATCTTAAATCGATTGCTGGTTTATCAACTTGGGTGATCGATGAAGCCGAGGAACTAACCGACCCCGACGTTTTCGACAAAGTGGATTTATCAATACGTGCGAAGGAAAATTATAATCGCGTGATTTTAGTAATGAATCCGTCGTATAAATCGCATTGGATATACAACGACTTTGTAAAAAAGAAGCGAACGGATACAACGTACATTCATACGACATACATAGACAACAAAGAAAACTTATCCGATTCGTTTATACAAGCCGCGGAAAAAACCAAGCGAGAGAATCGCGCGCGATATGAACACCTATTTTTAGGTACTTGGTTAGATGATGCCGACGGCATGTTATGGAATCGAGCGATCATTGGAAAAGCTAGAATAGATGAAGCGCCAAACCTAACTAGAATAATTGTAGCAATTGACCCCGCCGTAACTGCAAATATGCAAAGCGACGAAACGGGAATAATAATTGTCGGAAAAGATAGCGAAGGATTTGGATATGTTCTCGAAGACCTTAGCGGAAAATATTCGCCGAATCATTGGGCAAAGGTAGCGAACGACGCCGCGTTTAGGTGGAACGCCGATTGCATAGTAGCTGAAAAGAACCAAGGTGGCGACATGGTCGAAGCTGTATTAAAGTCGCAAGGCTCAAACTATAGAATAAAGCTAGTAACTGCGACAAAGGGAAAATACGTGAGAGCCGAGCCCGTTTACTCATTATACGAACAAGGGCAAATTTATCACGTTGGTAGTTTCCCTATCTTAGAATCGCAAATGGTAACCTTTAACCCTGATAAAGGAAAATCGCCCGATCGAGTTGACGCTCTTGTTTGGGGTTTAACAGAACTAATGGTAAAAAACAACTTTGAATTCTCAATATGAAAAAAGAAACTATTGCCGCGCTTATCTTGATGTTAATCACTTATTTATTTATAGTTTTCGTGACATTGGATTTTAACGTATTTAATTGGCATTGGAGCGCTCGCGCTGTTATGGTAGTAACTTGGTTTTACGGAGTTACATTTTTAGAAAAGAATAAATAAGTATATTTGCTAAAACGAATATGCTATGCTATTAAAGGCTCTAAGGTCATACATTACTCCTACGGTTATTTCGACACCTCAGAAACCCGATGTAAACCTACTCAATCAAATACTTTATGGCCAATTTACGGCCTCCACGATGGTTGTTTGGTATGACTCAAATCAACAAACTTTTATCGACAAAGGTTACAAAGGTAATGCACTTGTTTACTCAATCATTCGAAAGATAGCCGAAAAAGGCAAGCAGTGCCCGACATACGTATACAGAGAGACTGAAGCGGCTAAAAAATACAGAGGAGGAAAATATAATTCAAAGGAGCTTAACAGATTGCAAAGCATAGCATTTAGAAAGAAGGAGCTTGAAGATGTAAGTTATACCGATCCCGTAAGCCAGTTGATTAAGAATCCGAATCCAATGCAAACTTGGGCGGAGTTTCTTGATTCTATGCTAACGTGGTACAATACTAGCGGCGAGATATTCGTTTACGGATTCGCACCACAGGATGGTTTAAATAAGGGCAAAATTAAGGAGATGTACGTTTTGCCGTCTAACTATGTCGAGATTGTGGCTGGCAGTTTATTTGAGCCTGTAAGAGGTTACAAATTGATAATTGGTGATCAGAACATTGAAATTCCAGCAAATGAGGTTTTGCATATTAAAACCACGAATCTAACTTGGGATTTAAATGGCGCGCAACTTCGTGGAATGCCTCCACTCTTGGCTGGTTTAACAACATTGCAAGCTAACAACGAAGCGACAGAGGCAAAACAGAAGACTTTCCAGAATGGAGGAGCAAAAGGCATTATTTCTCCTAATATTAATAACCCTGAGTTCTGGCCATCCCCTGATCAGCGAGCTAAAATGGATGAGCGGATTGATGAGAGGATAAACGGTAATAAGAACTTAAATAAGATTGTTGCGTCTTCAATTCCGTTGCGTTACGATGCAATTGGATTGAGTCCTGTGGCGATGGATATTATCAACTCTCAGAACATGGATTTGCAAACACTTTGCGGTCTTTGGGGAGTTAATCCTGTTTTATTTACTTCCAACGCTACCTATGCCAATTTGGAAGGCGCTCAGAAGGCTTTGGTTACCGATGTAATTATGCCGCAGTTGCAAATGATTGAGGAGAAGTTTACGCAGTGGCTAGGCAAGTCCTACGGCATGGATTATGTTTTAGACTTTGATATTTCATCATTCTCTGAGTTACAACCAGATGTTCAAGTAATTTTGGATACTTATGGCAAGTCTCCATATTTTACAGGCAATGAGGTTAGAAGCTTGTTAAACTGGCACGCTAGCGAAGACCCAGCGATGGATATACATTGGATACCTAGCAACGTGATTCCAAGCGATGAGGCACTAGGAAACGCTGCAACGGACTTTGTGGATTTCCAAGCATAAGAAATGAATAAAATAAATTACTCTAAGGTTAGAAGGTCGGCACAAGCGGATTTGAAGAAATACGAACGCCTTGGAGTAAAAATATTTACTGAGGCATTGAAGGAGCAAGCTAAGCCAGTTGTGCCGTTGTTGCCGATGCAAGATGCTTATGTAAAGTTTTATGAAGCTGTATTTGTTGATTCTGCGACTAAAGAGTTTAATCGGATTCGTCAGGACAATAGAGAGAAAAAGTTTCTGCCAGATGGTTTTTTTCTTAGCGCTTGGCTTGAGTTTATAAAGAATTGGGTAATTCAGAATTTAGGTCAACTAATTTTTGATGTAACGGACACTAGTCAAAAAAAAGTTAACGAGATAGTTGCTCAAGGTATTCAGGATGGATTAACTCCTAGACAGATTGAAGAGTTGTTGATTGAGCAGATTCCTGATATAAAAAGAGCTAGGGCAATTGCTAGAACTGAAGCAACACGAGCTTACAATGAAGGAAAGAAGCGTTCGGCACAAGATTGGGCCAATCAGACTGGGACTTCGTTATGGAAGATATGGATTCATGGAGGAGCTAAGGAGCCTAGGATTCAGCACATACAAGCACAGAATAAACCGATAAGATTTGATCAGCCTTTTGTGTTTTTTACGAATGGAGTTCAGGTATTGATGGACAAGCCTGGCGATTTAAACGGAGGAGCTGCTCAGACTATAAACTGCTCATGTGTAGTGGTTTACGTTTCAGAATCTTACGCTAGAAGGTATTTTAAGGATACATTTGTTCTGTAAGCAGTTTTGTTTGTTAATTTTATTTATTTGTATATTTGTCTAAACGAATAAGCAATGCTAGAGAAAGCCGAGCAGACGTATTCAGATTATCCCGAGGCGGTTAGAAATAATGCCAAAAGAGTTTTGAAATACGTTGATGAGAACGGATGGGGGCCATGTGGTACTCCGGTCGGAAAGCAGAGGGCAAATCAGCTTGCAAACGGCGAGCCAGTGTCAGTTGATACGATTAAAAGAATGTTTAGCTATCTTAGCAGACATGAAGTTGATTTAGAATCTTCTTCATCTTATTCTGATGGTTGTGGTCTATTGATGTACGATGCATGGGGGGGTAGGGCTGCTTTGACTTGGAGTAGGAATAAATTAAAGGAATTAGAAAAGACTAGCGATATGGGTTTTGTAAAAAAAGGATTAAACCAAGGCTTTACAGATAGCGACATGAAACAGGGTATTGTTTCTGGCTATTTTGCCATGTTTGGCAACAAAGACTTGGATGGCGATGTAATTGAGGCAGGTGCTTTTACTAAGACAGTAATGGAGCGTGGCCCTCAAGGAAAGCAGTTAATCAAGTATTTGCTAGATCACGATAAGAACAAAGTTGTCGCAAAAATCAACAATCTTTACGAAGACAATAAAGGCTTGCGTTACGAGGCTAAAATTGGTAGCCATGCCGCTGGAGCTGACTTTCAGAAGATGATTGAGAGCGAATTGATAAATCAGCACTCATTTGGATTTAGAACTATTAAAGAGCAGTTCGATCAGGAGGCAAAAGCCAACCTAATTAAGGAAGTAATGATGTATGAAGGCTCAGCAGTCCAATTCTTGGGAGCCAATCCTGAAACTACCTTTATTGACCTTAAAAGCGAATCGGACGCATTTGAATATCTTAGCAGACTTGAGAAGTTTGTAAAGACATCAGATGCAACCGATGAAACACTTGAAAAACTAGAAAATCAACTTAAATCACTTTTGGAATTTCTAAAGCCAGCCGAGCCTACTTTGGAGATTAAAGAAGCCGAGCCCGTAGATATAATTACAATTAACGAACTTAAAAAACAATTTGAATCATGGAAAATCTAACAATTGATGCCGTAAAGGCAGTAATTGCAGAAGCTGGCGAGGCTCTTAAGGCAAAGGCTAGTAATGCAGAAGTGAAAGCTAACGAAGCTTTCGAAAAGGCTGAGAGCTTACTTAAGTCTCTTAGCGGTGTAGTAACTAAGGAAGAAGCTGCTGAGATGCAAAAGCAACTTGACAAGCTTGACATTGCAATGCAGAAGAATGCAGTAGAGAAAGAGGTAAGTGCTGAAGATTTCAAGACTGCTTTTATGAAGGCTTATGCTCCAGTAAAAGCTGAAATCGAAAGATTGAAGTCT